GGGATCACCGGCCAAATCCGGGGGATGAGCCATCAGCGCCCCGACGGGCGGATTGTCCGCCCAAGCCTAGTGATCCTCGATGACCCGCAGACCGACGAGTCGGCCCGTTCCCCCTCTCAGTGCGCGGCACGGGAGGCTACGATCACCGGTGCAGTTTTAGGCCTCGGTGGTCCGGGGAATAAAATCGCCGCCATCATGCCCTGCACCGTCATCACCCCCGGCGACTTGGCCGACAATTTTCTCAATCGGGAGAAGCATCCCGAGTGGAATGGCGAGCGGTTGAAACTCATCTACTCCTTTCCCACGCGGAAGGACCTCTGGGCCGAGTATGGGAAGGTGTTAGCTGAGGGGTACAGGAGCGGCCAAGGGATGGCCCTGGCTACGGAGTTTTACCAGGCCCATCAGGCGGAGATGGACGAGGGAGCCGTGGTGGCCTGGCCGGTGAGGTTTAACCATGACGAGCTCTCTGCTGTCCAGCATGCGATGAATCTTCTGTTGCAAAACGTGCAAGCGTTCTGGGCTGAATACCAGAATGAACCGAAACTTGACGACCAGGCCGAGCGACCACCTCTCCAAGCTGACGAGATCACCGCCCGGACCAATCGATTACCACGCGGAACCGCACCCCTCCAAACCCGCCATATCACCGCCAGCATCGACGTCCACCAAAACCTGCTCTACTACTGTGTTGTGGCGTGGCACGAGGGATTTTCTGGGGCCGTCATCGACTACGGAACTTGGCCGCCCCAACCCACGACATACACGACCCTCAATAATGCCCCGGCTACCCTGGCCGACCGTTATCCCGAAATGTCACTGGAGGCTATGGTCTACGCGGCCCTCAACGATCTGACCGCACATATTCTTAGCCGCGAATGGGAGCAGGAAACAGGCGGGATCTTGCGAATCGAGCGATGTTTAATTGATGCCAATTGGGGTCGGACGACTGATATTATCTATGAATTCGTCCGCCGCAGCCCCCATGCGGCGATCCTCTTGCCCTCTCACGGCCGATTCTTTGGGGCATCGAGTCGGCCGATAAGTGAATCCACACCGCGGCCTCATGAAAAGGTCGGCCAAAACTGGCGGTTGATGTGCTCAAGCACTCGAGCCATTCGCTATGTGATCATCGATACGAACTTTTGGAAGTCCTTCGTTGTCTCTCGCCTCCGGACACCCTTGGGTGAAAAAGGGGCCTTGACGCTCTTCGGGGATAATCCACACCGCCATCGCATGCTAGCCGACCACCTTTGCGCCGAAGTCGCTATCCCCGTCACAGCCCGGGGACGGACTGTCGAGGAGTGGCGAGTCCGGCCTGGCTATTCCGATAACCACCTCTTCGACTGCCTAGTGATGGCTGCAGTCGGAGCTTCCATCCAGGGGATTAGCCTCATGCCACAACGGCCTCAAACGCGGATCAGTTTTTCCGAATTGCAACGCCAACGGAGGACCCACGGAGGTGCGCGCAATGGACCACCAACGAGATGACGCACACGACAGCCACGACGATATGGTTAAAAAAACCGCTGGGGAAGTGCCCACCCCAGCCGCAAACGATGATCTGCCGATGGGGCTTATCTGCCATCGTTGTGGGTGCTGCCATTTTTATGTCGTGTACACACGCAAACGACCTGATGGGCGGATACTCCGCCGCCGGGAGTGCCGCCACTGCGGGACGCGGATCATGACCATCGAAAAAATAGTCTGACTCACCGCCCGGAAATCCCTTTTCACACCAAACCGTTCCATATCTGGAACAGTAATTCCATATCCAGAACTACAGCCACTGGACTTTTCCTGTTTTGCTTACATACTAAATTTCAGAGAGCACAACGGAGGAACTCATGGCTGATATGCCGGATCAATCCCAACTCGAAAACGCCATGTTACAAAGCGCGCTGGGTCCCGCCTCAGCAGAAACTGAAGGGACGCGGGTTACGCAGCATAATCTCAAGGATCAGATCGAGCTGGACCGGTATCTGGCCAGCAAACAGGCAGCGCAGAAGGGCGGCCTGGGGATCATTCTGAAAAAACTTTCACCACCGGGGGCGACATGATGCTGGGATGGATCAGCAAGGTGTTTAGCCAAAGCAGGCCGACCTGTGCTAGGGCAAGGCGGACAATCCTTGCCCGCTACGATGCTGCCCAGACGACCGTGGAAAACCGCCGCCATTGGGCCGCCGCTGATAACCTCTCGGCGGACACCACCAATTCCCCTGAGGTCCGGAAGATCCTCCGCGCCCGGGCGCGGTATGAGGTGGCCAACAATAGCTTCGCGCGGGGGATCGTCAACACGATTGCCAACTATACGATCGGCAGCGGCCCCCAACTCCAGGTCCGCACCGATGATAACGCCATTAACGATGCCATTGAGGACCGCTTTGGAGAATGGGCTGATGAGGTCCGCCTGGCAGAAAAGCTCCGTGTTATGCGCATGGCGTGTGTGCAGGACGGAGAGGCCTTCGCGATACTCAAGACTAACCGCCGATTAGACTCCCCGGTCAAGCTCGATCTGCAGCTGGTCGAGGCGGATCAGGTGACGACACCGGGACTGACCCTGCCACGGCCCGGCCAGGTGGACGGGATCATCTTCGACGAGTTTGGCAATCCGCTCTATTACAGCATATTGCCTGTCCACCCCGGGGACCCCCATGCCCTGATCCAGACGGAGGCGGACCTTGTAAAAGCCGAGTTTGTTATACACTACTACCACGTGGACAGACCGGGCCAACACCGCGGGGTCCCAGAATTAACCCCAGCGCTACCGCTTTTCGCCCAGCTTAGACGCTACACGGCGGCTGTTCTGGCTGCAGCAGAGACGGCTGCTGACATTGCGGCCGTCCTCCAGTCGGACGCTCCGGCCTTCAGCGCGGATGATCAAGCTGTTATGCCATTCGATGTCGTTGAGCTGGAACCGCGGATGGCCACTGTCTTGCCGGGCGGCTGGAAGATTGGCCAAATCGAGGCCCATCACCCAAGCACGACCTACAGCGAGTTTGTGCGGCAGATCCTCTGTGAGATCGCTCGTTGCGTCAATATGCCCCTGGCGGTTGCTCTCGGTGATTCGAGCCAGCACAACTACGCCTCGGGGCGACTGGATTATCAGAACTGGTACCGGGCCCTCAAGGTCGAACGCTCGCTGATTGAGCGTGTAATCCTGACCCCGATCCTCCGGACCTGGCTGAACGAGGCCATCCTGGTCAGCGACTTTCTGCCACTGCGGGTGCGGATGCTCCCCTTTGCCCAGCTCCGTCGCGAATGGTACTGGGACGGACTGGAGCACGTGGACCCCGTGAAAGAGGCCAGGGCTCGGAGGATTCTCCTCGAGGCCAACCTAACGACGCTGGCCAACGAGTGCGCCCGAGATGGCCAGGATTGGGAGACAGTTCAGAAGCAACGGGCCAAGGAAATCGCCCTGCAGCGGCAGCTGGGACTGATCAGCGAAAAGGCCCCTGCAGGACTCCCGATGGAGGAAATCGCAGATGACGATGATGAATAGTGAACCCCGGATGATCATTGCCCGGGCGTCGCTCAGTTTAAGTGTGCCAAATAGCAGCGACGCTCCAACGACTCTCCGCCGGTTCCGGATTCTCGCTTATTCTGGAGCCCCAATGACCGTCCGTGGGTGGGAACTGCCTGTGGTGATCGATTTAGAGAAACTACAAATCCCCAGCCAGTCGCTCCCGATCCGCTTCAATCACGATGGGAACACAGGCATCGGGCACACAGAACGGATTGCTATCGAGGATGGGCAACTGATTGCCGAGGGTGTCGTCTCGCGGGCCACCGCGGCGGCCCAGGAGTTTGTGGCCAGTGCCGAGAACGGCTTTCCCTGGCAAGCCTCAGTGGGAACGACCGCGGAAATCTTCCGCCTGATCCCCGAAAACACCCGCGTCGAGGTCAACGGCCGCGAGCTAGAGGGACCGATTTATCTGGTCGAAAAAGCCACCCTCATGGAAATCTCGGTCGTCGACCTTGGCGCTGACATCAATACAGAGGTTGCGCTAACCGCCCATGCAGGACTGTCTTTCGTTGCAGGAGGTAATTTAATGAGTGACCAAACGCCCCGCCCTCAGGACCAAATGATCGAGGCCCAAACCCAGGACCAGTCACCAATGGAGGTCCCGGCCGTCCAGGCTCAGGCCATCGAGCCGCAGGCTGTGGAACCAGCCCGTTACCAGGAGGACCTGGAGCGCTTCAAGGTGATTCGGGCTATCTTTGGACAACGGACGGACCTGGCTGAGAAGGCAATCCGCGAGAAATGGAATCTCGAGCAGTGCCAGATCGAAGCCCTCCGGGCCGAACGGCCCAAGGGGCCAGCCATTCATACGAGGACTGAACCAATGATCACAGCCCAGATGTTAACGTGCGCCCTGCGGATACAAGGACGAGATAGTTGCGTGGAGAAGGAATACCCCGCGCCCATTCTCGAAGCCGCGGACCAATACCGCAGCCTACCGCTGGTTAAACTGGCGGAAATCTGTGCGAGACTTGACGGGGTGGACCTGCCGATTGCCGCCCGCCCGACGGAAATCGTGCAAGCGGCCATGTCGACCCGGACACTGATGAACGTGCTCAAGGAATCCGCGCAGAAAATCCTGCTGGACGGCTATCAGTCGATCGAGCCGGCGGCGACGCGGGTGGCACGCATTTTCGAAGTCCCGGACTTCAAGACAGTGACGCTTGCACGGCTTACCGGCCAGTATCGCCTGGAAAAGGTGGCACCCGACGGTGAGTTACCACACGCCGAGGTCACCGACCAGGGATTTACGATCCGGGTGGAGACATTCGGTCGACTGGTCGGTCTCACCCGCCAGGACGTGATCAATGACGACCTCGGGGCGTTCCTCGATCTCCCGCGGCAAATTGGCCGCGGTGCTGCCCTGGCCCTCGAATCCACATTCTGGTCGATGGTCGAGGCTGGCAACGGAACCTTTTTCGCCAGCGGCAACAGCAACGTCATTAGCGGGGCCTCATCGGCGTTCGGTATCGCTAGCCTCAACGCGGCCCTAGCTAAGCTCCGGAAGCAAACCGACCCGGCCGGAAACCCGATTGCCGCCCGCCCGCGATTTGTGGCTGTCCCGCCCGACCTCGAAGCAGATGCAACGGCAATTTACACCTCCAACGTGCTCCTGATTGCTGGAAGCAGCGATCGTACCGTTGCGCAGAACAACCCGCACGCGAACAAATATGAGCCGGTCGTTTCGCCTTACCTCACGGGCAGCGGCTCGTCCAGTCCGTGGTACCTGGTCGCTGACCCAGCCGATGTTCCGGCCTTTGGCATTGCTTTCCTCCGTGGCCAGCAAATGCCGACGATTGAGGAAGCCGAGCCGGACCCGAAATACCTTGGAAGGTTGTTCCGCGGATACTTCGACTTTGGCGTGGCTTTGCTCGACCCGCGGGGCGCCGTCCGAGCCGCCGGGTCTTGATGACTGAGCGACGGAACTACGGATAACGCCTGACTTTTAATGAAGGAGAAAAAGGAGTCCGATCATGTCGAAAGCCGTTAAACTGAACAGCGGGGAAACCATTAACCACATCCCGTCTAGCGACGTTGCCGCTGGCGACGTCATTCTCCAGGGTAATCTTTTTGGGATCGCTCTTACCGCAATCCCATCGGGACGCCTAGGATCCCTGGCGATCAGTGGGATTTTCCGGATCACCAAGCTCAGCACGGATAACGTCACAGTAGGCGCGGTGCTCTACTGGGACAACACCAACAAGCGGGTGACGCTGACCGCTGGTGGCAACACGCGGATTGGCCTGGCCGTGGCCGCCTCCCCCTCAGGCCAGGCGACTGCTGACGTGCTGATCAATCGATGAGGGAGCACCTAATGGACGCTCTGATAACCAAGGGCGTTGACCTCCTGGTTGCCACGATTCGCCGGTTGGGGCGACAAGTCACCTACTGGCGGGCCACACAGCCGATCCGAATGAAGGTCAACACCAGTAAGACGGCGTTCGAGGTCGATGACGGCTACGGCGGGACTAGGATCGTCTGGACGGATATGACCTTCCTGGTCCCCGCCGCCGACCTGGTCCTTGGTGGCCAGAAGGTCACACCCCAACGACACGACATCATCGAGACGGACACGGGTCTTCGCTATGAAGTGCTGGCCCCCGCGGGGCAAAGCGAATGGCAATACGTTGACCCATTCAATAAACTGATACGGATTCATACCATGGCCATCGGCTAGGAGGGTATCATGGAACGCCTGCGAATCTTGGAACTGCTGGTGATCATTCGGGCCATCAGAGATGCGGCCAAGATGCTTGTGCCGCAGGCCTTTCCTGATCTCAACGACCCAGTTGCCCTCTACCGTTGGTGCAAGGCCATCTTACTGGCGTGTGCAAGGGCGGCTACGATCACGCCGACGAAGGTCGATGACGCCATCGTCGCCTGGCTGCTGGCCAATCCCTTTGCCAGCGTAGAGGCCTTCCGGCCTTACCATCAATTCTTCAAGATAATTATCGACGCCGTGATGTCTAGCAAAGCCGACAGCGAGGCCGCCGCGGCTGTGGCCGCTGCGGTGCCGCCACAGCAGCTGGAAAACCTGATCCCTGCCACGTCGCCCCTGGCCCAGGGATCACCCATCGAGACACTGATTCTGCTGGTGCGGTTGATCCGACTGATCTACGACATTTTTGGTCCAGACAATAAATGAGGGATGACCATGACGGGAAAAACCTTTTTGATATGGCTTGTCTGTCTGGTCACTCCCCTTGTTGGGCTGGCCGAGGGTGTACAACCGGCCCAACGGGTCCCCTTTGTCGTCCCCTTGGCCGATGGCCAGAGTGGAACGGCGATGATGCTCGACGCGACTCAGTTGATTCTGGCCGCGCCCGGGCAGCCACCGCGGCTAGCCCTCTTTCAGGTAACACCCCTAGGACCGTCGCCATCGCCAGAGCCGCAGCCCCATCCGATTCCCAATCCAGAACCGCCGCCGCCCGTCCCTCCGCGGCCCGGCTTTCTCGATCTGTTATGGATCGAGGAGACGGCGGCAAGGACGCCGCAGCAGGCCAGGGCAATCACGGACCGCGCCATCCGTGATGCCCTGGCTTCCGCCGGGTGGTCTCTGCGCGTTGTTGACCAGGATATCACGGATGAAACGGGAAAGACTCCTCCTGAGCTAGTCCCGGCCATTGCCGCCGCCAAGCGGGCGGGCCTGCCGTACCTGATTGTCCGCTCCCGCGATGGCGCGGAGGTCTATGCCGGGAAGGCCCCGGCCGATGTGGATGCCTTCAAGACTTTGCTCAAACGCTTGGGACTTGTGACCGATGGCCCGCGTGACAACCCAGCAGCCCCTGCGGAGGCGACCGATCTACCGCAGACCCCGCCCGCGGGAGAAAAGAGCGACTGCCCCAGTGGCCAGTGCCCCAGTTCGAGAACCTCCATCTTCCGCCGACGCTGAGAGTAGACACATAAACGGACTAGAACGCATTAAAACGGACTATCAAAGGATGTAGAACCCGATGATTGTCTATGACCTTTACATCCGCGAAGGGGACCGCGAGTATCACATGGGCTGTCTCCCCCGCCGGGCTGAGGTCGGGGCCGTATTCCCATCGCTGGAGAGTAACCCCCAGACGCCCCTCATCCCCCGGAATCAGTGGGAGCCAATTGATTTTCGCCACTTCGTACCGAAGATTCTCGACCAGAACGGAACGAACGCCTGCAACGCCTTCGCTGCCATCCAGGCCCTGCATGTCATTCGTAGCCAAGCGGGCCTGCCCTTTGTGGAACTCTCGCCGGGCAACCTCTACGGCCAGATCAATGGTGGGGCGGACCGGGGGTCGCTTTTAGGCGACGCCGTGCGGGCCCTCGCTGATACCGGTGTCTGCAAGGCGGAAACAGTCTCGCCCCTGCAGTGGCGACGAAGCCGCTGGCCTGCCACATGGCGTGAGGAGGCCAAACGCTTCCGCATCCTCGAGGCCTACGACTGCCCCAGCTTTGAGCGCATCGCGAGTGCGATCCTCTACGGCTTTCCCGTGGATTTTGGGGTCTTTATTGGGGGGCGGTTCCGGCCTCACCCGGAGACTGGCTGGTTGCCGGAATACCTGGGCGGGGGAGGGGGACATGCTATGTGCGGTGTGGGGCTGGCCTATCACGAAGGACACAAAACTTGGGGGATTATCGCTGCCAACTCCTGGGGCGAGAAGTGGGGCCTGAATGGATTCTGTATCGTGCCCGAGAGCTATTTTCGGCGGAACGCCTTTGCCGACGCCTGGGCAGTGCGGGGCGTCGTGGACCCGATAGGACCGGAGTGATTACAGAATGGACGACTGCGATTTCAAACGCCGTTGCGAGCAATTGCTGCACGAGATGGAAGCCCAGCAGGCTGAATCGGCCGAGTTTATGAAAGAATTACGATCATCGATTGCTGAGATGCGGAGTCTCTATGAGGCACATCACCGCAGACTTGCTACAGTGGATGAATCCCTGACGCGGATCAATCACGAGTTGTGGGGGAATGGCCGGACGGGTCTTGCCGTCCAGGTCCGAGCCATCCTCTGGATTGCCAGTGGGACCCTGGGGTTCCTGATCATTCTAACGGCGGAACTCATATCGAAGTGGCTCTGACCGATGACTGCAATCCTCAAAGAGAACGCCGATGCCATAGCTGCCGCCCTCAACGGGGAGGACTTCAGTCTGGCCTTTGAGGCCCAGGTCAGTTTTCGCCCACGGGCAGAGGTCCGCGACCGTAGCCAGCTGGAGGTCCTCGTGGTGCCGGGGAAGATCACTACTGAACGAGAGACCAGGACTCACCTTCGCCGCAGCCTGGAGACGTACGTGGTCATCCAGCGGCGGCTGATCGACGAGGATGAGGACATGCAAGAGCTGCTGCAACTGGCTGAGGAGATCGAGACGTTTCTTGCAGGGCGGACAGTCGATGGCCGCTTCACGTGTACTACGACAGAACGAGATCAGCCTTTTGCTGTGGAACACGTGGACCAGATGGCCCTCTTTACGGCAGTGATCAGCACGACCTGGAGGGTGACATACTGAGATGCTTCCTCTGACGATCAAACAGGCCCGGACCTTCTTCTTTGACCGCAAGGCGGTGATGGCCCCCATGGACAGGGCACGCCGCCAGGTCCTCAGCCGGGCCGGGGCCCTGATCCGCGGGATCGCCCGACGGAGCATGAAACAAGTGGGACCAAATACCCCGCCATCAGCGCCGGGAACCCCGCCCCGCAGCCGCAAGGGGCTACTGAAAAAATTTCTTTATTACGTCTATGATCCAACAACAAAGGGTGTGATCGTTGGACCGGCGCTCCTGTCGGGACGCCGCAGCACCATCATTCCCGCCCTCCATGAGCATGGAGGAACAGCCCGCGTGACGGCCCGCGAGGTCCGCTGGCGAACAGAACAGGGACAGCGGGTGAAACAGACGACCAAGCGCCGCGTGGTGGCCAGGTATCCTCAACGGCCCTACATGCGGCCCGCCCTGGAGAAGGTGATGCCGAGAATGCCGCAATTCTGGCGAGATGTCTTGAATCGATAAAGGAGAAAAAACGATGTCTACACCCCAAGTCATTCTAGGTCTTGAGGCCAAGCTGTATCGCAACACGGGGACTCACCAAAATCCCACCTGGACGGAGATCAAAAACGTGAAGGACCTCACCCTGACGATTGAAAAAGGGGAGGCTGACGTGACGACACGGGCCGCCGGGGGCTGGCGGCAGACAGTCGCAACCCTCAAGGAGGCTACAGTCGAATTCGAAATGGTTTGGGATCCGGGGGACGCTGGCTGCCAGGCCATCAAGGACGCCTTTTTTAGTGGCACGGCCATCGAGCTGGCTATTATGGACGGACCGTTACCGCCAGCGAGCGGAAAGACCTCCCAGGGGTTGCGAGCCCTATTTACCGTAACCAAATTCGGGCGAAATGAGCCGCTGGAGGAGGCCCTCACGGTCCCTGTCTCCCTAAAACCGACCTACGGGGCGGTCCCTGAGTGGTACAGCCAGACCGGGACCTGATAATCTGGAATAGCCGAGGAGGGAAGCATGAAAGTCTGGAAAGACGCGATTGGACGAGAGTGGTCGCTCACCCTTAATGTTCGCACGGTCAAACAGGTGCGAGACACGATTCATATCGACCTCACGCAGACAGAGAAAAGTTTACCACTGATCATGGATGACCCGGTAGCTCTCGGAGACATTTTATGGGTCCTCTGTCGCAAACAGGCTGAAGAACGCGGCATTAGCCAAGACCAATTCTTGGAGGCCCTGAAAGGGGAGGCCCTTGACGAGGCACGCACGCAATTCGTGGAGGAATGGGTCAGTTTTTTCCCGCCGTCGGAGACGGCGAAACGGTATGTCATACGCCAGACATTGGAGATGGTGAGGCGGACCAACGACGCCTACCGGGCGGAGGTGGAACGACAGTTTCAGAGACTGGCGGACCAACGGATCTTGGAAGAACAGGCCCGCATGGAACTGCAGAAGGCACTGAATGCGGAAAGCTCTGGCAGGCTATCTACGAGTTCGCCGGAATCCTTGGAATTGACCCGGGACCATATACCCTCCGCGAGCTCCTCTGGATGATCGAGGGCCGACGTCGGGATCAATGGGATCATACCGCGATGATCCTGTGCTATCTCTATAACGCCAACCGCGGGCCGAAAACGAAGCCGCTTTCACCGGAGGCCTTCCACCCGTTGCGACAGGCAAAAAGGCCGATACTGCAGAAAGTCGGCATCGAGGCTCTTAAAATTTTCTTACGAGGATCACTGTAATATGGCAGCTTCATCTGGTGGGATTCGGGCCGGTAAGGCCTATGTCGAAATCGGGGCGATTTTAGGGCCACTTGACCGGGCCTTGAAGCAGGCCTCAGCCAAACTAACCTCGTGGGGTCAGTCCGTCACAACGGTCGGCAAGCGGGTCGCTGCTGTTGGTTCGGTGGCACTTGGAGGCTTCCTGGCTGCCACGAGGCAGTTTGCTAAGACCGGCGATACAATCCAGAAAATGAGCCTCCGCACCGGGCTTTCAGCCGAGGCCCTCTCTGAGCTAGGCTTTGCCGCGAACCGCTCCGGGGCGAGTCTGGAGTATGTAGAACACGCCATCCGCGTGATGCAGAAGAACCTTGGCAGCGGGTCGACTGGTCTCGCGGCAGCCCTTGGGCAGATTGGGCTCAGCCTAGAAAGCTTGCAAGGGCTTTCCCCGGAAGATCAATTTACGATCCTGGCCGATGCCATCGGGCGTGTGGAAGACGATACGAAACGGGCAGCCCTAGCGATGGCCATCTTTGGTCGGTCGGGCACAATGATCCTACCCATGGTGCAAGATGCCGGCGCCACGATCGCGGAATTGCGGGCGGAGGCCCGACGGCTGGGACTCACGATGACCACCGAGGAGGCCAAAGCCGCGGCTGCCATCACCGACGCGATGTACAACTTCTCCAGCGTGCTCAAACGGATCATCTTTACCATCGGCGGGCAGCTTGCCCCCATGCTGACCCAATTTGCGAACCGGCTCGCCGCCCTCATTGCCCCAGTCTCCCGACTCATCGCCAATAACCAAGGATTTGTGAAAGTCATGTTTCTCGCCGCCGCGGCCACCACCGCCACTGGAATTGGTTTGATGGGATTAGGCTTGGCGCTCAAAGGTGCCGGCGCGGGACTGCGTGTAATCTCGACGCTGCTTCAGGCGGGAATCGCCGCGTTTAACATGCTCTTTGCCGCCATTGGAGCCCTGCTCACCCCGATTGGCCTGGTGCTCACGGCACTCGCCGGCCTAGCAACCTATGCCCTTTATATGAGCGGCGTTTGGCAAACGATCTTTGATTACATCGGGAAGGGCTTCCAGTGGGTTAGTGACGTGGCCATTAAAGCATGGCATGGCATCTCTGCGGCTCTCGCCGCGGGCGATATCACACTAGCCGCACAGATTGCTATCGCAGGCCTTAAAATCGCGTGGTACGAGGCCCTTGCCTGGATCAAAGGCAAGTGGCTCGCATTTAAAAACGCGATCATCACGACCTGGTACGACGCCATTTATGGCATCGCCCAGATGGCCCTCACAGGGTTTGCGGCAGTACAAACGACATGGGTGAATCTCCAAACCGGGATTCGCCGCCTATGGGCGCAAACAATGAAATTCCTTGGTGACGCATGGGACGCGGTTTATTCGTGGCTTGCGAAGGCCTTCGTCAACCTGACACACGCATTCGCAAGCGCAGCCAAAACAGCGGCGGAGAAAAAGGCGATTGATGAGGAGGTGGCCCGCCGGGCGGAGGAGCGGGAACGTGAGACACGGCAGCGACTTGCGGACATCGAGCGGGAGGGCTCGCAGCGCCGGCAGGAGATCGATCAAGGGCTGATGGACACACTCGGCACGCTGGAGGAAGACAAAAAGCGGGCGATGCAGTCGGCACTAGAAGATGAGGCTGAAGGCGTGGAAGAGCTGAAAAAGCAGGCGGAAGAGGCGAAAAAGGAATTTGACGCCCTGACTCAGAAGGCTGAAAACCTTGCGGCAGAAGGCGCGCCGCAAATGGCGGCCCTCCCGGAACTCCCCCAGCTTCCAAAAATCGCCGAGCTCGAAAGGCGATTGACTGGCCTTGGTGGTGGTGCTGCCGGGACCTTTTCCGCTCTCGCTGCCCGCGGACTAGCAATGTCTGGTCCCTGGGACCGAATTGCCAAGGCCAGCGAGATCACCGCCGACAATACACGCAAGATGATTAAACTCCTAGAACAGGATCAAGTGGAGTTTGTGTGATCGGCCGCTATAACGACAGGACAAAACGATGAGTATTCAAGTTGCCGAACGCTGGAACTCCCGCCGCTGGCAGGGTGGAGATACACCTGCCGTCGAGCTGGAATTTGTTATCACCGGGACCGACAACGACGCTGCGGCCTTGACCGCGCTGTTGGGATCGATTCCGGCTTATTACGCCAACCTTCCACGGAAGGGTTTGCCGCAATTAGAACGAATCGGTGATCAGGCCTGGCAGGCCGTGGTCCGCTACGGGGGTCTGGAATCACAGGACTTCGGCCTGATCTCCGTCGAATTTGAGGTCGGAAGCCAGACGACCAAGATCATGCAGTCGCTGGCGACTGTGGGTATCTACCCCGCGCCCGGTCGCCAGGCGCCGAATTACTATGGGGCCATCAATGTGACTCGCGACGCCGTCGAAGGCGTGGACATTGAAATCCCGACCTACGAGTGGACCGAGACCTGGCGACACCCCGATGGAACAATTGGGCCGGGATACGGGACGACACTGTATGCTGTGACTGGCCGGGTGAATAATGCCGCCTTCCGTGGCTTTGCCGCCGGGGAGGTGCTTTTCCGAGGGGCCACGGGGCGGAAGACCCGGCAGGATGCTTGGGAGATTACTTACCGCTTCGCGGCCTCACCCAATGCCACGGGTTTAACCGTCGGCCCGATCACCGGGATCGCCAAAAAGGGCTGGGAGTACCTCTGGGTAGTGTACGAGGATTTTGAAGACGACGCCGCCAAAAAGCTTGTGAAAAAACCGTTGGCTGCCTACGTTGAACAGGTGTACCCGACAGCGAACTTTTCCGTACTCGGCATTGGTACATAGTATGACCCGATGGCAGAAAAAAAGGCCAGGTGACCCACTAAAAATTCCAGCCGGCGCATGGAATGAACTCCTGGACCTACTGACCGGGAGGGAGAACTTCCAGCATGGCATCATTTTCCCCAGCGAAACGATTTGGCGTGTGCGTAACGCGACTTCGACGGCGATCCCCCGCTTCGGCATTGTTCGACTTGATTCCCCGATTATTGAGCCCGCGGATAGTCTATCAGCATTCCAGGAGCAGCTAACATTTGAGGGCCAAACTCCGCTTCCTGGTAAGCCCTTTGCCATCGCTATGGAACCCATCGCCCCTGGAACGATTGGCAAGGTGATTGCCAGCGGTATAGCCGTGACACGGGTGAGTGTGTATGACCCAGACAAGGAGGCCGTGTACGCTGAACCTGCACCGAATGACGTGACGGCCCTTAAAACCTACCGCGGAGGGACGCTCCGCATCTTGTGGCGTGAACCAGGTAATACCGGAACGAAGTGGGCCGCAGTGGCCTTCGCGCCCCTGCCGCACGCTCTAGTGCGTGTTAAGCTTGCTGCAACCCTAGTCCGCGATTCAGGCACGCCGGTTGCCGCGACGCTACTGACGCGAGGTGCGGACGGGAAATTTGTGATACCAATAGACTATGACCCGATAACGATCCAGGTTGCCGATTTATCAGGTCTTGGCTTTTCCGGCGCAGCCGGTACTATCGCAACGGCGGAATTACATTTTGGAGT